CGGTGGCTCTGTCCAGCTCCGCATTGATTGCCTCAAAGTCCGCTGGCCGGAAGCCCGCACGGTCACGGATAAATGCAGCCCTCAGCTCCTCCGTATTTGCAGCACCCACTGACTGCGATTGCGCCAGTTGGCGAGCACGCTCCAGCATCGAACGGTAGTTTGCCTGGTAGCCGGTTTCAGCCACGGTGGCTCTGTCCAGCTCAGCATTGATTGCCTCAAGGTCCGCTGGCCGGAAGCCCGCACGGTCACGGATAAATGCAGCCCTCAGCTCCTCCGTATTTGCAGCACCCACTGACTGCGACTGCGCCAGTTGACGCGCACGATCTAACATAGAATAAAAGTTGGCCTGGTATTGATTTTCAGCATTTTGCCGTTGTTTGACTTGGTCCGGCCTCAAAACGTCCATTACTGAAATATAAATCGGCTTCTCACCACTGTCCGCAGGAAAACGAACCACAAGATCGCGGGTGTTGCCGCCAAAGGTAAAGTCAGACGGTTGTACCGTCCTGTCCTTATCTTCAGTGAAGCCCCGTGGCAGCGTTGTTGAGGCCGGAGCCCCACTACGTTCAGTGTTCACATTCAAGATGGGTAGTCCCGGCACGGAAACCCTGAACATTTTAGGTTGCAAGGTCGGTTTCGCATCCACCACAGGAACACTCATCGGCACTCCGGTCACCACTGCAAGATGCTGTCGCTCATCCTTTACCACGTCCGCCAAGCGTTTATTAACGCTGACCGTTGCCTGGTCCAGCGGCAGGCTACCTACTTGCGTGTCTGTCACCGTATCCGCTGGTAATGAAGTTACAATTTTCGACATCAGCAATGGGTCATCCTTCGCTATTTCGGTGGGCATAATTCCGTAAAGCGCGATTCCCCAGAGCCCAAATTTAAATGGGCCTTTCAGAGCTGAAAATGCATCCGTCAGAGCAGTTGACAACACCGCTTCCCCTGAAATCGTCAGGCTACCGACGCCTGGTGCGGCCAGTGCAGGAAAACCGAATGCCATTGCGATTCCCGAAGAGGGGCTATTACCTGATCCACCACTATGGCTGCCGTTGTTGCCCCCAGAGTGATTTCCTCCACCAAACTCCCCCGGATTATAGTTATGAATATCGCCGTTTGGCGTATGCGTTGTACCCCAGCCCGATCCACTGTTTGGATCTGTACCACTACCGGAGGAAGAACCTCCGCGGCCTGATGTGCCGTTTATACTACCTGTTTCGTGAGCGCCACTGTTGTGACCAATCCCATCACCACCACTCATATATCGTTCTCCTATGATTAATTCTTCCTGCACACAGATAATACCTGTATATATATACAGTATAAAACTTACTCCATCCAGTTGAAGTTAAATTGATATAAATCACTATATTCATGCGCGTTCTTTTTCGATCCTTAGAAAAGAAGTTCCGGCGACCGTAAGAGAAAAACAGTGAGCGTTAAACAAAAAATCTCATTCCATTGATTTATAATCAATTAATCTATAAAAAACAGATAAAATAGATTCACAATCATAATATCAGTCAGAGAGATTTCGGTTGCGAACCGTCACAGTTACTTAGGAATGGGGCTATTGTTTGACTCCCTTACAGAGTCGTAAATTTTCTGGCACGTCATTCCGGCGCGATAGCTCTCGTCAGCTCGTCCAGCATAATATTTAGCTTCTGCTGCAAGGCTTCCGAGCATGTTGGCAAGCATTGCGGCGTTGGCGCTGGCTGTTTTGCTTCCGACGGCAGCGGCAAGATCTGCGGTGTGCTTTGCGGCGTCCAGGCGGGTGGCAAGTTTTGTTGCTTGTTGCTGCAACTGACTAACAGTGGCAGACAGACCAGCAGTAGCAGCAATAGATTTAGCGGCTTGCGCTTGTGCATCTTTTACAGCCTCATCACGGGCAATAATGCGCCCTTGTTCAATCATGCGGGCAGCGGTCTGCGCGTTCGCAGCCTGAGAAGACTCTGCACTGTCACGCTCGGACCATCTTGTTTGCCACGCACGATCGCGCCATACGTCCCCCGCGGAAAATGCACCGGCCACCAGCAGTATCAGCACCAGTGGCTTCCAGTACTTTTCCATCAGTGCAATCACGACAGGAACAGAGCACGCTCCGCCTCACGCCGACGGGTGAGTCCGTTCAGGACTTTCCCGCCCGCCTTATTCCAGCGCAGGAACTCGTCGGCGGCGCCAGCGTAATCACCAGCATTAAGTTTCTGCAGAAGGGTTGATGTCGATAGTGACCGCGCACCAAGGTTATATGTGAACGACACCAGCGCATCGAACTGCCCCTGGCTTAGACCGACCTTAACCAGACGCGTTACGTCATTTTCGTAACTGACCAGACCGGTTTTCAACAGACGTTCTGCTGTATCCTGCTTGATGGTCATCCCAGCGCGGATTTGCTTACCATCGACAGGCTGAGTCCATCCATAACCGATAGTCCATACACCGACGCTGTCCTGGTAAGCCGTAAGCCGGCAGCCTTCGAACTGTTTAATCAGCGCAATGCCGTTATTACTTATTTGCATTTCCACCCCCAAAACGGTTTCCGACATACCCGGATAAAAAAGTACTGAGTTTCTTCACACCGACGAAGCCGATGAAACCACCAATACCAACGGTCAGTGCTTTCGGAACGTCGAAGTAATCCAGTGCGGAATACGTGGTCAGCGCCAGCGCGCCGCACATGAGCCCCTCAAATATCGTTTCTTTCCAGCTACTGCCGGAGTAAGCCATTCTCAGGACAGCCATCACGATTGCCATAACAACGCCGCCAATTGGGACGTCGCCGCGCCACCAGGACGCAAGAATTTCGCTAATGTCTGCCCATCCATGTGGTGTGTTAGGCATTTTCATCATCTCTCACCTCGCGCATTGTGCGGGTGCTGTGTTGGAGGATTCAGGCTGCAGGGCTTTCGTTCTACATGGCAGTGTCGAGGGTGAATCCCTGAGCCTGAAAAGGAAGCACCACCACAGCAGATGCGCCGCAGTGGATTGCTATTTCTTTGCCTGCTCTCTGATTTCGCAGACAGTCTGGTTGAATCGTTCGGTTTCCAGCTCCACACCGATACCCCGTCGACCAAGCGCGATGGCTGCCTTTATCGTTGAGCCTGACCCCATAAAGAAATCAGCAACGGTATCGCCGGGTTTACTGCTGGCGCTGATAATCTCCCGCAGCATGTCAGCCGGTTTTTCGCACGGGTGCTTTCCGGGGTAAAACTGGACCGGTTTATGTGTCCATACGTCGGTATACGGTACCGAAACGGTGACGGAGAACGGACGGCGGAGAGTTTTGAACTCCTCGATCAGCTCTGCGTATTTGCGGTTCAACGACTGGTAAGAAGCCACAAGCTGGTGATGCGGGTGATCCAGCTCATTATTGAGGTGCTTAGTAATTGCAATCCGGGTAAAGAGTTGCTGCAGCTTCGAATAATCAGATTCACTGGGAAGCTGCCACTGGCTGGCACCGAACCAGTGAGAAGCCATATTTTTCTTTCCGGTAGCGTCAGCGATTTGCTTTGACGTAACACCCAGCGCCTCGCGGGCATTGCGGAAATAATCAATCAGCGGTGTCATGAGGTGCTGTTTGGTGCTGTCGCACTCTTTTGCGTAGCCGTCTGGCTTATAGGGACCAGGGTAATGCTCAGCGAAAATAACGCGCTCAGTTGACGGGAAGTAAGCGCGCAGGCTTTCCTTGTTGCACCCTTTCCACCGACCTGATGGCTTCGCCCAGATTATGTGGTTGAGGATATTAAAGCGGTTACGCATCAGCAGCTCGATATCGGCTGCCAGGCGGTGCCCGCTGAACAGGTAAATGCTACCGTTTGGCTTTAACACCCTCCAGAACTCAGCCAGACACTTATCAAGCCAAGCCAGATAATCAGCATCACCGCGCCACTGGTTATCCCAGCCTTCTGGTTTAACCCGAAAATACGGCGGGTCAGTGCAGATAAGGTCGATGGAGTTGTCTGGCGTCTGGGAGAGAACTTGCAGGCAATCAGCGTTGAACAATTCAACACTGGATATTTTTACAGTATTTTTCATAGATCAGTAAGCGGGACTCTGTTAGGCTCACTATGCTTTTGCGCTAAAGCGGTGGGCCCTGGTTCGCTTGTGACCTCAAACATGAGCGAATGGCTGGTGGAGTGCTCCAACACCCACCAGCCGCCCATTCTTCACAGCAGACAGCCCCCATCATTGGGGGCGCGTATAACATTCAAACTGGTAACCAGATAAACCCGCCATCACGAGCTGCGTCAGTATTAACTGGCAACGTTCGCGCGTCAGGTGTGCGTTCTGCGCAATCTCTCCGACTGTCGCCGGAACAGTGCTCAATTCATTGAAAGCCGCCCTCGCTGCTTCCGTCATATCTTTCTGATTTAGCATGTCTCTTGATTCGTTTTGACTCAATGACACACTGATAACTCGTGTTCAATAATGCAACAAGAACTCTTTGCAAAGGGCATTAAAAAACCCCGCCGGAGCGAGGTTTAAAACGTTTAAGGTCGTGTCGTATTGACTACTCTTAACACACTACATCAAAAAATGCGGACCGCATAAACGTTTTTTAAGATATCAATTCAAATAGGTCATTGCTTACTTTAAACTGATCTCCATCTCTAAACACCCTAACATTTAGCTTTGATAAAAAACGACTTTTCTTCCCAATCCATTTAAGAGGTTCTAATTTTGACTCATCAATCTCAGAAGATACCCCCTTAAATTTGGCACTAAGTATTTCTTGAACTATACCCGCAGCAAAATCGGTGACACTCAAAAAGTCACCATAAAGGTGGTCCCTTTTGAAGGAGCGGCAAAAACCAAACAGTTCATAAGTATTCTCACTATACATAGGTAGACATTTCATTAGTAACTTTTGAACACTACTAAAATCTCGTTTTTTCCCATCTTCATTTATTGAATCATTATCACACATCCACAATATCTTTTGTCCTGAGTGGCATAGCAATGAAATATAGAAGCTCATTATATGAATAATACGAAGCACTTTTTCTGCCTCTTTATTTTTCCATTCTCCACATCCATTCTCTACTAATAAGTCAGAGACTCGCCCTAAAGACGACTTACTCCCATCACTAAATATGTTAGCAATTTCCTTCTCAATTGAAACAGTGACAACCAAACCATGAATAAAATGATCTACAGCAAAAAAATAATCCTTTACCGTATCTCTTATGCGATTATATTTTAGTTCTTTGAATGAATATTCTTTATATGGTGAATTCATCCCTCCCATCGCCCTTATACTCTTCACATTTTCTTGAAAAACCCCTTGCTTATCACCAGAGCAAATTAAGAAGGAATACGTCAAATATTTCGCAGATGAATGTTCACCCCCAAAGTCACTAAAAACAAACACTTTCTCATCATTTGAGAAATCAGGTAATTCCGTCAACATCTCAGCAGAGTAGTTTAATAGCTTAGACATCAAACAATACTCCTCGCTAATCATTCTATTACTAAATGGCCCAAGCTTATTAATAATCATAATTACTCCAAGCTAACTCTAGCTCAATTATTATTACCCATCACAGTCCATTTTAACATCAAGCATAGATAAGCACCCCTCAATGAATCCCTCTGCCATCTGCATTTCAATGCGGATCTGCTTTTCACTTTTCTTGCGATGCTTCGCCATCTGGCGCTTTGACACCCGATAGATGTAATGCACGACCAGGAGCTGATAATCGTATGGCCTCTTTCTGCTCAGGCGCGACATACACCCCTCGATTACCAGACCATCATCATCGGTGCACCGGAGGCGAGTTTTACCGGTTTGTGGCAGCAGCCCTTTAAACCCCGCAGCAATCGGTGAATAATCAACGGTACATGAGTCACTCGCGGCCCATGCTCCCCACAAATCTAAAACTTTCTGCATATCACGCATTGCTAATCTCCATACACTTACGCTTTATCTATTACGCCGATCGCCAGCGCCCGATCCAGAAAGCGGAACAGCAAGGTAAGCTGCGAACCGTGTTTCCGCTCGAACTCAGCGACACTTCTATGCAACTCGTCGTGGCACTCTCTGCACAGAGGGAACACGAAGAGATCGTGGGC